CGAAATACCTCAAGGAATTGGACTACATTGTCCCATATGAAAATCTACAGGAAGTTTTCAACAAAGCCTATATCGGGCTCGCCAGCCAAGGTTTTCTTCGCTCCTATGGTAGCTCGGCAACTACATCCAATTCCTGCCTGTATCGTGACAAGGTAAACAATCGCAAATGTGCCATTGGCCACTGTGTACCGGACGAATTTGTGAATGATGCAAACAACAGTAAGACATTGCTCGTGATGTTGGACACTGATGTTGCTCGGTTTACTGGCGATCCTCGATGGACGAAATTATTCGAAAATATTTCACGTTCAGCATTGCGACAATTGCAGCATTGTCATGACACGGCGGTTTTTCTTAGAGAAGATTCACCGGAAAAAATGCGTGAAAATTTGGAGTTATTCGCCAAGTGGTTCAATCTAACTATTCCAGACGTGAAAAATGAAACTGCTTGAACGTGGCACAAAGTCTCTTGCCAAGCCAATTCTGATGACATGTTCCCGTTGCGAATCCAAGCTCGAAATCGAAGAAGCCGATTGGCAGAAGGGAACCTATGGGTCCGAAATGGTGGCGAAATGCATGGTCTGCGGAACGTTCTTGGTGAAGCCGGGAACGGAGTATGACGACACATGGTGAAACTCGGGTGAAACTCATCATATCTGACGCATTATCGCCCGTAACATGTCATATCTGAACCAATGTCCAAGATTAAAGACCCAAGATATATTCCATTCATTGAAAAATCGATCTATACTTTGAAGAATGGCGAAAAACACGTTCTCACGCCTCGTCTTTTCAAACTATATGATGCTAAGATCGGCAGACAGTTAAGTGCAAATTCGATATACTGGCAAACTAACGACTGAATACATTAAAGTGCAACCATTTATTCCATTTATTCAAAGGGCCATCAACACTAAGGATAATGGCGACAAGACCGTTTATTTTTCGGGCGGTCGGAAAAGTCTGTATGCTTTCAAGATCGGAAGAATATATTAATGGGTAATCTCGGAAACTGCATATGGCCGAATTGTTCTTGCGATACAGAGAATGGTGAACCTTGTAAGTTCGATGATCCTGATTTCTATATCAACAAGGCTCGGAATATCGAAAACAAAAACAAGAGATACCGCAAGGCCAATCGGAACAAGCTGCCAGCATATTCCTATGTGTGGCTTTGCCTTGCACCGAACGGCATTCCAACATCTGGTCCCGTGGTGATCCCTGAAACCGACTGGAGTCCACAGGCGGGAATCGGTGATCACATCGCCCGTTACAAAGCGATGAACTATGTGTGCCATCGATACACATATACATTAGAAACAATAGACGATTCGGAAAACGATGGTGACGATGACTGAGAGAAAAGCAATACCGCCAACGCATTGCGATTATTTGATTCGTATGCATCTAAAGTCCATTGAAGCCATCACAAAGTATATGGCAGATGGTTGCGGAACTGGCGCATTGAATGGTCCACAAAATGTGTGCGTCGAATTAATCCGAATGAGAAATATGATCAACAAATCATTGGAAGAATACAGTAGGTGAAATGAGTAATACTGTCAAAATCTTTAAACTGATCACGGCAATTTTTGTTGCCCTCTTGGCGGTGTCGTCCCTGATATCGGCCTATCACGGCAATATGGAAACGGCTATCTACACGGGAATGTGGGCCATGTGGTTCGAACTCTTGGGCGTCCTTAGAGATATCCAACGTAGCCTGAAAGAATAGGAATAAACTTCGAATGAGTATTTTCATAATCATAATCCTTTGGGCGATGGGTGCCGTACCCGTGTATTTCCTGCTTTCTCTTGGAAGTATATTCTCGCCTCACCGGTCGGCATCAGAGAAAAGAAATGCAATCCTATTGTCTCTGATATGGCCAGTAATTTTCTTTTACTTCATATTCGAAATGATCAAATCAGAAATACAAAAATCAACGAGAAAATAGATGTCGATATTAGAATTTTTATTTGGCACTCCATATAAACCACAAAGGGAACCAATCCCGGTTCCTGAACAACAACAAAACCCCGAAAATCGTCCGAAAGCAGAGTTTCCACTTGGAACCTATCGAATCTATCCAACGGCACAGAATGGCGGTGCTGAATTGGGATGGGGACTCGAACGGTATTCAATGCGGGGATATGAGCGGATTAGCTATTATTGGTCAATCGTGATGGAATCAAACTCATCATATAGACCAATGTTTTTTGAGTCCGAAGAATTGGCCGAACAATGGGTTAAGGATGAATTGGAGAAAAAAGAAAAACTCTTGGAACACCTGAAAACCAATAGAAGAAACATACCGCCATTTCTTCATGTCAAAGATAGTAGTTCGGACACAAAGTAATGGGAAAAGGAATGGGAATGGGAAAAGGATGCTTCGCATCCCCAACTTTATGGGTAGTCGTGATGATTATGTTATCTTCATGTACAACGTATGGCGTCCCGTCTGGCGTTCCTTCATGCCTCGATGATCCTCGAAATATGCGGTGTATGACTGGTGAACAATTAGAAAGGGAATTGAATGCAAAATAATACAATAAAGAATGGTTACTGGTGGGCTGAAACAAAAAATGATGGCTCACGCCAAATCATTGAAATTCGAACATGGTCTGATGGAGTCCAAAGTGCTTGGATAATCGGTTCCGATGGATGCCTTGATTTGAGTTACTTTAACCTCCTGAAACCAGTTGAACCTTATCTAAGCCATCCACCGACAGTCGAAGAATTTAAGGCTCATGGTGAATGGTGCAAGGAATTCGATCCGGAAAATTACTGTGAACCTTTTCCAGAATTAACTCCCGATGAAATCGAATACTATAAAGGTTTTGGAATAAAGGAACACCAGATAGGGAAGTACTTTTCCATTAAAGAAATTCGAAGAATTTTCGGAGAAATTGAGAAAGATATGTCCACCGGGACAAATATGTCCACCGGTCTATCCGAATTCAGCGACGAAGAAATAGAAAAACTGCCTCCAATCGAATACGGAAAACTATAGGCAAAATGATGGTTCCATCTACAATTTTTATTCTGATAGCTACAATCTATACAGGGACTCCGGGTACTTCCATGGGCACTTCTGTGGGCACGTCCGTTATCTCGGAAAGAATGTATTTCGATACGGAAAAAGAATGCTTGACGGAATTGGGTCACATGAAACCGATGATGGAACGGTATATCGTGGAAGATATACAAACAGAACTGCGGTGTGCTGCCTATACCGTCGATCCATAACTATAGAGTTATATAATAACCGGGTAGTTATATAATAACCGGATGGTTATATTTACGTGGTATTTTTCCGAAATGCCCGAAAACAAGGAGTCTGTTCAATGGAACATTTTTGCATTAACAAAGATTTCCTTGCAATAATCCACGAATAAACTCAATGAATCACAATAATATGTCGTATTCTCGACCATGGTCTATTCGCCGCAAAATCGCATTCATTGTGCTGATGGCGCTCTGGACAATCATCATAATCACATTAACCAACCAAGGTTTCTCATGTCTCGATCTGGCAAAGCCATTGTAATCATTACACTTTTTCTCGCATTCCTCGTCCTTCTTTTCATGACACTATCTGCCCGAGCAATGAGTCAAACCACTGTTGCCCAAGATGCTGCCTGTACCAAATCGGATGAACTGCGCATAAAGATCGCCAATAACCCCGATTTTCATTATATTAGAAGCTTGACCAAACCGGAACTGATGCTTCTACAAGGTCGTTATCTAAGCGATGGGCACGATTATACTTTCTCGGCCATTGATTTGTACAAATATACTGGCACAGATAAGGTTCCATATACTGGCAAAACACTGTTTATGACCTTCAATGCCGAAGGATGTTATTCATATACATTCTATCCGGATGCAAAGTATTCTGAGGGAATCATATCAAGCGAGTGACCAACGGGAATCCTCGATAGATTCGATTCTATGGTGGTTTCCCTCTTGACATTCTCATTGTCATCCTATAGAAAGTTCGGAAATTCGAAAGTTCGCACAGAAACTTCAACTTTCACACCTATCATGCAAGAATCCATCATTCGACGCCTAGTCCAATGACGAATCTTTGCATGGAATCATAGTTTCACGCAATAAGTTTGCAAAAGGCATTTTGAAAATGGCAACTGATGAATTTGAGGTTGGCAAGGCTCATTCTGATGATGAAATCATGGCGAATCGCCGGAAAGTCATCGACTATCTGAAAAATCCGGAGCTTAGAAAAGCCAAGGGTAAGCTTAGAAATGCCGTTGGCGGTCGCTGTTGCCTTGGGCATATGTGTGATGCTCTGGGTGTGGAAGCCACAAACAGACACGGCAATTGGTACTATGGGGAGGAAAGGCTGGTCCTGCCAATGGATGTCGCTGACTCTCTCGGCATGTTCGAAAATGATGGAACCAACTATAATGGTTCGATTTTGTGGAATGGTGAAAACTATTCTTCACTCGCTGCTCTGAATGATGATTCGACAATCAAACCCCATGAAATCGGCACTCTGCTTGAAGCGATGATCGAAGGCGGGCCGGGAACACCATTCTATAAGATCGATTCGAAGATCGATTCGAAGATCGATAAAGAATGAAATTTGTTCTCATCTTTCTGTTGTTCTCTCATGCTGATGGCGGTGCTGGTTCACCGGCTCTAACTGCCGAATTCAATGATCTATCATCTTGCACCAAAGCTATGGATGCAATCCGACTGACTCAAAGGGCTTCCCTAGACGGACATTACAACGCTTGGGTGTTGCTCGATTGTTTCCCGAAAGGGAATTCAGAAACTACATGGGAAATTCCGAAGGGAAATGAAAATGAACACCGAAACTGAAATTGTTCCTTACAAAAATTTGCAGGAAGTTTTCGACAAGGCTTGGCTTGGTATGAAAAGCCAGAATTGGGAACGGGCCACATCGCAAGATGGGTTGGGTTGTGAGTATCTGAACAAGGATGGCAAGAAATGTGCCATCGGTCACTGTGTCCCCGATGAACTGATTATCCATGGTGATAATGGGGGATTTGTTGTTGGTGCGATTATAAGTGTGTTCTTTGAGGAACCACGATGGCGGGAACTGTTCGCTAACGTCGATTTGAATCAGTTGCGAGATTTGCAGAACTGCCATGACAAGTATTATGGCCATGAAAAAGAAACTTTCGATGTGGAAGCTGCCATGCGAAATTTCGCCGCTGAACGTGGTCTGACCATTCCGGAAGAGAATGGTTCTCTGACCACTCCTGAACTGGAGTCGACTCCATGAACATTAGACCATATGAATCCCTACAGGAAGTTTTCGACGTTGCCTATCGTGGTTTGGCTGCACAAGGCTTTCACCGGGCTATGCAATTCAATCCGAACCGGGACCGGACGACGTGTTCATATCGTAGCAACGGCGATATGAAATGCGCTATTGGCCATTGTGTTCCCGATGAACTGGTGACGAATCAAGTTCGCTTCGCCTCTGTAGGCGCTGCTATCGTTGCTGACTCCGACTGGCAAGCTCTGTTTGCAAACGTTTCAGTGGATGTTTTGAAGCTACTGCAAGGCGTTCATGACAATGGCTTTACTCCGGAATCAATGAAGGAACGATTGGAACACTTTGCCGAAAAATTTGGGCTGACTATTCCGATAGTCCTCTGACCATTCCGGGTGCGACTGAATGACTATCAAACCCTATGAATCCCTACAGGAAGTGTTCAATGCTGCTTATCTCGGCATGGCAAAGCAGGACTGGCAACCGGCTTGGGAAAATGGCAATTGCGTCTATCTGAGTCCATCTGATGGAAAACGTTGTGCCATTGGCCATGCTATCCCGCAAGAAATCCTCGACCATATGCCGAACATCGGAACTATCGACACTGTTCTTAGGAAACCGAAGCTGATAGAGGGTTCCGAAGCCAAGAAATGGCACTTTGACGGGGAGATGTCTTTTCGGGGAGAAATCGTTTGGTTGGATAGCCAAAAAAAGATTGATTCGTTTAACGCATTGAAACTTTTATTTTCAAAGTTGAACATGGAGAACATAAAAGATTTGCAGTATTGTCACGATGATCCGGCGATCAATAACAAACATGCTCACACTCCGAATTCACCGGAAACCCTTGGTGCAACTATCAAGCGGAACTTTGAGTCATTTGCTCATGGCCATGGCTTGACCATTCCGGTTGTCACTGCATGATTTGGTATTTCTCGACACTTTGGGCGAACTTACTTAGTGCCCTTGTCCATTCATGGCCTTTGTTACTCGTAGCGGTGGCTGGTTTCACGCTCTGGCTTCCTGCCTATGTGGAACACAAATATCGTTCGACATCCAAGGGAGTTTGGGCATTTGTTGGGCTCTGCACTCTCTATGCGCTCATTGCCTTTCTAACGAGTCCGTTCTGGGTATGAAAATTTTCGGCAAACCCATGACGATCTTTGGCCGTCCCATGACTTGTCTTGATCGCTGCATGTTTGTGGACAAGGTGACGGGTGAACCCGTTGGAATCTATCGTGACGAGTCGAACGGCAAAACCTATTTGGCCACTTCGGCTTGGACCTTCTTCCGGCTTGAATGGCCGTGGTGTTGAAGGCTTATCCCCAATGATTTCCACACCATGAATGGCCATGGATTTAAATTATGATCGCAGTTTTCTCCGTTATCATGGCCAAGTTTCTGGCATCCAAGAACATTAAGTTTCGCCAAGAAAAAGCCAAGACTTCCAATTCAAACTATTTCTATTTCCCAATTGGTGGAAGGCATTTCGTCCTCCGCATATCGGACCATGACCGGAACGATTTGGGTTATGATTTCTCTATCAAAGCAGAGAAAGATATTGGTCATGTGCAAAAGCAAATCACAAAGTATATTGAACTATTGAGATGAACACTGTATTCTATCTCATCGTTATGTTTGCCCATGGTGAAGCGATCATGCCAAACTATTACTATGATCCCGAAACATGTAACGCTGCGGCTCTCCAAGTATTGGCTGACAATCCAAAGCGATTGTACAATGCCTATTGCATCCAATTCGAACCTTCCGGATCATATGCCAAGGGCGACACAAACCGCCAATGAACCGTAATTCGGTCTTTCCCGACAACCAAATCTTTGACAACAAACGGCTTCGCTGCGATACCGATTGTTCATTGTTTCATCGTCTCGGCAACCCGAATGAGTATGACAAGACGACACAATGCCGTTTGTGTGAGAAACAAGATATGCTTGCAATTATTAATCGTTCGACCTATAGTTAGACTGGATATTTTTGCATTCTAAGGTGGAATTACGCATGATCCTTGCATCCTTCGATTACTGGTATATCTGGTTTCCCCTCGCCATCGTGGCTTGCATGATTTTTTCGGGGATACGATGATGAACAATTATGCCGTGTTTGGCCATCATCGATGGGCTGCGAAAAAAGCTAAAATTCCTCGCTGGCATTGGGGAATGAATTATTTTGGAATCGGCAACGGGCGCACTGTCTCACTGTGTGATCCTCGCCCGTGGTATGGCCATTTTGATTATGTGAATGGCTTGAACAAGCCCAAGCCTCGCAAGCGAATCAATAGCCATTATATCGGACGAAAATAATGCAATTCCGTATCCCAAGCTTTTCCGACTGGCTAACCGAATCATGGCTGTACCGGAAACTCGACTGGACCGAAAAAGGGCGCTATTGGTTTGCGTGGCGTCCCGTGTTCTTGGAAGACAAGCAGCGTTATGCATGGCTAGAGCGTGTTCAGGTACATGAACGATGGCACAACTGGAAATCGACAGTCCGTTTCGATCTGGGCTTTTTCGTTAATTATTTCTATTATTCCAAAGATTGGCGGGAATGATGACTGATAGGGTTGATGAACTGTTAGAGGCGATGGCCGAAATCTTTGAAGTGGAGACTTCACGACAGGATTTCGATAAGGACGACAGATTGATTGGAACATTCATCCGATACAAGAGCGGCTTTGAGGTTTATCATCCATATATCCCACTGCAAATCTATCGGGCTGATGGCACATTCTCGGAAGGCTGGCGACCGACACGAAATGATCTATTGATGGGCAGGGGAAGCGGAGCTTCCTTCAATCGACCTTTCCGGACTCGGTATGACAAAATCCATTAGCGAAATCTTGGCCCAACTATCGGCAAAGCGTGACCGGGAACACCGGGAAAAGCTTGGCTTGCCAGAAAGCTATTGCAACTGTTGTGGTGCACCTCGCAATCGTGATGGTTCGATCCTACATGATCCGGAATGCATCTGGACGGAAAAGGATGAAAACTCATGAGTCTTCGTTGGCGAAAACAACATTAAACGATCTATCACGTTTCCCCCTTCGTCTGAATGATTCTATTGCTTTTTTCTTTATTGACATTCCCTCATATAATCCTTAAATGAGCATCAGGTGTGACAGTGAGGTCAAAGCTCGATAGAAAGCAGGAAGTGCGCATTACCTGTCTGGAAATCAGTTAGTAGCCAAGAGGTCTGTGCAGTGACGTTTAGTTGCGGACTTAGAACCCGTGGACCGAATACGTCATTAGTGGCAAGGTTCGACTCCTCCCCACACCATGAAATTTTTCGAAAGGGGATTAGACGTGCAAACTGTTACGGTTCTCGAAAAGGCCAAGGAACTGATTTCCAAGCCTGAATTCTGGGTCAAGGGCTCGAATGCAACCGATTCCGATGGTGTCTCAACGGCCATCCTAGACCCTTATGCCTGCCGCTTCTGCATGAATGGGGCGCTGCTTCGAGTCACCGGCTTTGCCTCTCCCACAAAAGATTATGACGATGCTCGCCGGACTCTCTATGAAGTCATTCCGGGCAATGACCAAATGCATCGCTTCAACGACAAGCCGGAAACGACTCACGCCGATGTCATGGAAATCTTCGACAAGGCAATTGCGCTGGCACGAACGGCACAAACGATGATGGACAATCGGGCGGCAAACTGATGAACAAGTTGGAAAGTCTGGAAAAGACCAAGGCGCTGCTTTCCTCGCCGGACAAGTGGACCAAGGGTGCAATGGCGCATGATGCCAATCGCAATTCGGTTGGTTGGGGTCATCCCGACGCCGTGTGCTGGTGTCTTTCCGGGGCCTTGGCTCATGTTTGTGGTGGCATCAATGAGCGCTGGTCCAAGGGCCTATGGGCTCTGTCCAATGCCATTCGGCCCGCTGATGCCGCTGGCGTTTCCATCGCCATTTGGAACGACAATATCGGTCGCACCTATGACGATGTGATCAATATTCTCGACAAGGCCATAGCGAAAGAAAAGCTTTCCGAAAAAGCAAAGGCGAACAAAATAAAATGACCATTCCAACATCACAAATTCTCACGGAAACCCGTGAGCTTCTGTCCGACCCAAGCCGTTGGACACAGTACAATATGGCCATCACCATCGATGGTGAAGGGGTTGGCGTCAATGATCCGGCAGCGTGTCGCTGGTGCTTGGCTGGCGGTGTCCAAAAGATTTTGAGCGATCACAACCTTTCGATGCCTGTGTGGGATGATACCTATGAGTCGGCTCGGGCGGTGATCCGGAGAATTATCGACTATCCCCTGACCCTCTGGAATGATCAAATCGACCGGGAACATTCCGAAGTCATAGCCATGCTCGACCAAGCGATTGAGCGGGCAAAGGAATCTGAAAGGGTGTGATCATGGCAAGTCTTTTGTTGAACAAGATTGAAACGGCCAAGCTGAAACTGGTCTGTGAGACGATCATCGAACGGGCCGTTCAGGAAGATGACCGGGGCCGGAATATTCATTATCGGTGCGAATATTGTAACGAATATTCAATCAATTCTTCACATACCGTGGAACATTCCGATGATTGTCCCTATGTGGCGGCAAAGTATTTGATGGAAGAAATCGGATGAAAGACACGAAGACACTCGAAATTCTGAAAAGTGTGAAGGAAGAAGTTTTGAATTCTCCCGAACGCTGGACTCAAGGGGCATCGGCCCGACAGGACGATGGTGGGGTTGTCTCCTATGAATCGGGCGAAGCGGTTTGCTGGTGTCTGACTGGTGCCGTGGCCTTGGTAGCTCGAAAAATGCCTCTTTGTGAGACGGGAGAGTCGGAATTTTCCAGAACCATGGCGGTTCTTGCAATAGCCATCGATCCGACGTTGACACGCTATGTCTCTATTCCTTCATGGAATGATGCATACACCACGAAATATGAAGATGTCATTGCCGTGATCGACCGGGCTATCGAAAATCATTCAAGGGAAATCGAGACGTGAAAAAACTGTCCGACAAGGCCAAGGCCATACTCAAAGACATGCGGGCTCTGCTTGCCGAAAAAGAGGCTTGGGTTCAGGGACATTATGCGGTTGACGACAAGGGAAGGGACGTTCGTTCCCTTTCGCCCAAAGCCGTGTGCTGGTGCCTTGAAGGTGCCTTCAACAAGGCGGTGATCCCGCATCATTCATCCGAATTCGTTGCGCTCTATGACGAAATCGATCCGTTGTTTCCGGGCGGCTACATGATGGGTTTCAATGATGACAAGAAAACCACACATGCCGCCGTACTGGCCAAGCTGGACGAATTGATTGGAGAGAACGATGCATCCTGAAACACTCCAAACCGCTATTCAGGCTCGCAAGATTTTGACCGATGAAAAGAATTGGACAATCGGTACGTTCGCCCGTGATTCCAAGGGCGAGAAAGTCTCTGCCTATGACAAGACTGCCGTGTGCTGGTGTCTTGAAGGGGCAATCCACAAAGCCATCGAACATCGAACTTTTGATTGTGAAATTTGGGATGCGCTTAAACAACATCTTGCGACCAATTATGGCTATTCCAGCCTTGCCGGTTTCAATGACTGGTCCTACCGAAGCCATGACGATGTGCTGAAATTTCTCGATTCCTTTATCGAAAAGGCGTCTGCCGATTTGGGGAAACTTTGACCCATGTCTGAATGGAAAGTAGGATCAAAAACTTTTCGGGCCAGTGGTCCACATTGGATTGCCATTGATGAAAACTTTTCACTCCATGGCTTTACATTGATCATGAAGTCTGATAAGAGCGACTTTCCAAGGAAGGCAGTCATTCCAGACCCAAAGAAAGGTGAGCCCGTCAATTGGTTTGGTTTCCCCGACAACGGCAACCCGACTCATTATTGGAGTTTCTGATGACTGAACCTGTGTTTCAGAAAGGCGTAAAAACCTTTGCTGAACTGGTGGAGGCACTTGAAGCATGATTTCTATCGGTCCCGGTGACGTGGTTCGCCTTCGCAATCTGCGCCACTATGGCGAAGGAAGATCGTGGGTTGAATTCAAACACTATGACAAGAAAAAAATTTTTCTGGCGCTCTTGTTGGGCGAAGAAAATTTTGATGGTCCACCATCTTCCCCGGAAGACCTAGAGAAGATGATGAACCGAATCGGTTGGTTCAAGAAAGAAGTGGAAGAGTGAGCGACATTTCCATCAATCTTTTCGGGCCGGGCTTGGTGCTTATAGCCTTTTGTGAGCTTGTTCTGTGCGTTTTCATGATCGGTTCCTTCGCCTTTGGTTCGAAGCTCGGCTACTTTGTTACGATGCCATTTCTGGTCATTCTGATGATCCTGCAAATTTCATTGGCGCTGCATCTATGACTTGACGGTTGCAGCGATTCGTCGTAAACCGCATTGTCCTAGCGATACTCGGATTGGTCCCCCTCCCCGAGCGCTAAGATAAAGACCGGTGGGAAAGACGGTTAGCGCCCTCCAACCACCGGTCTTTTTTAGTTTCGGCTGAAAGGCCACTCTCCCCGGTTGATCAAACGGTTTCTAACGCCGATTGATTCACGCTTGATCAACCGGGGTATTTTTATCGTGAAAATCCTCGATATCTCTTTTGAGCGCCGTCAAGTTGGTGGCAAAAGCCATGATGCGAGGATGTTGCTTCCGGTCCCCAATGCTGTGCAATCTCGCTTCCACCTTGGTCAGAAGCTCTATGCATTCATTGATATCTGCCATGTCATCGATGGACAGAAGCATTCCGGATGTCAGGTGATATGGCATTTCATCCCTCCCGTTGCATTAATATAACATAATCCTTTAAGGCGTCAAGCCTTTTTCCTCTTGACTTTTCTGTCGATTCTATCGTATGTTCCTTTGAACATCATAATTGTATTTGTCAGATGGATTAATCTATGACTCCAATACAGAGACAAAGAACAGAAAAGCTCATTGGCGCTCTTCGTTCTGGTGCCTATAGTCAATGTGTCGGCAAGATGGCCGAATTCATTCCACAAACCAAGACAGAGTCCTATTGCGCCCTTGGGCTGGCGTTAAAGCTTAAGGAAAAGCATACCTACGAAAACTGTGAGCAATGGTATGGCATAAGTCTCGCTATAACGTCGGCTATGATGCTCATGAATGATACTGGACAATCTTTCGAAGAGATTGCAAATTTTTTGGAGACTAAGTTGGCATGAACATTCCCGATTCACAGATTTGGGTCCACATCAACCGGGATGGCCAGCAAGCCATTTACCGCTCCATGACGCCGGGTGAGCGCCTTGCCTATGACAAATACGTGCAAGAAGATTACAATCGGCAGAGCCGGGAATATTTCACGGTTCCCGGCACTCGCAATCCAGCCACACAAGCCTATTGGGCACCCCGCATTCCCTTGCTGGAATGGCTGGACGCACACAGAAAAGCCCAATGATCGATAGACAAAGCGCCATTCGAGAGATTATATTGTCCCTATGCATTCCACACAATTTGAGGGACCGGGCACGGGCAAATTTGGAGAAGCTGTCAAATGCCGATCTTTCGAAGAGTTTGGACGAAGCTATGTCTCTCTATCGTCGGGCACAATCCTTTAATAGAAGGCAATGGGAAAAACACTACGATGCATGAGTTTAAAGCAGGCGATAAGGTCGTCTGCATTCAAAATTTCAGAAACTATTTCGATCCCAAGACATTTAGTTTGGTTATTCCAGAATACAGACAAACTTACACCGTAAGAGATGTCATCGAAACGAGCAAATTTTCTGATGGCAGTGGCTTGGGTATTCTTTTGGTAGAAATCGTAAATCATCAGCGCTGGTGTAATTTTCTAGATGGAAGCCGGGCTATGATTGAGCCTTCATTCTCGATAAGCGCTTTCCGTCCACAGGTCTATGAATCGACCATGCAACTCTTCTATGACATTCTCGCTAAGCCGGAACGTCATATCGGTGGTCACTCTAAATTGGATGTTCGTTATGAAAATCCACCGATTAAAAAGAATGGGTCAAAGGAATGAAGGCAGAGCCTAACATTAAGTTTTCAGCCAAGATTAAGCCGGGCGCTCGGGTTTGGATGGATTTTTCTGTGATCATCTGGCCTTACCGGAAACAGGACAAAGACCTTCAATTTGATGTCGAATACAACGGCGAACACTTTGATTGTAAGGCAAATGGCTATGGCAAGAGAGGGAACGTCGAAAGTTATGGACAGGGAAGCCTCTTTGTCAGCAACATGGATGATTTCGTGCCGACGCCCGCTTTGAATTTCATTTCCCTTGCCGTGTTCGAATCACAGAAAAATAAAATTCTGCAACAGATTGTCAAGAAGGCCACGGAACTGGATACGCTACGCCAGTCGTATGAAACGCTGTTGACGAAAGCGCCAAGGCTTGTTACATAGGGTTCGCTTGTTTGCGGGCCACGTTAACAAGCGTCTTCTGAGAATGAAAGGAGTCAGCGAATCCCCCCTGCTGACTCCTTTTTCTATTCCATACCCATGGATGAAAGCATGGTGTTCAGCCAGCTTTTTTTGCAAAGATTGTCGATCATGGCCGAATCGACTTCGCCGTTGACAATGAGAATGTCCGGCCTGCTTAGATCGTCATAGAACCGAATTACAGGCGCTTTCTTTGGCGTTGGACGCATATCCTCCACCAGATAGCCAGCCATGCGCAGACGGAGCAATGCCGCCTTGGTGGTGATCTTTTCAGCCATTCAACGTCCCTCGAAATTTTTTGTAATGCTCCCGAATTTTTCCAAGCCGGTAGATCGAATTGCGGGTTTCGATCACGTCATCCGAATGCACCGTCACGATGCGTGATGTGATGTGCAGCTTGCCGGGTGTGCAGTTTGGGTGATCCTTTATATGCCCCATGAGATAGGCGTTTGCAGGGCTCACAAAATCGACATAGCGATAGGATCGATTGACGATGCACCAATCTTCTATTTCATATTCAGGTTTCATTTCTCTCTCCGTTATGGCCTAAACATAAACCACGATTCGAAAATGTCAATCTTGACAATCAAAGAAACATGTGATACATCGAAAATATGATGTGGTTTCAGACAGTTTGTATCGTTTTGTTCTGCCTATATTGGTGTGAACGAACATGGTTTGCTTTTAAACGAGGATGGTACGAATTAGCCATCCCTACCGGCCTTTTTGCGATCACCATATTCATGCTGGCATTCCCTACCCCATTCGTTAAGGTTTTTTCATGGTTCATTTGAAACGTATTCTCATTGGTGGCGGGATGATGTTTATCACCTTCGCCATCCTGATCATTTTCGCCAGTGTGCCGGATATGATTTCCCTGTTTCCTATGATTGGTCTAGGCATACTCGCCATTGTGGGTATCGTGATTTCCTATGCCATCGGTTACGGAATGACTACATAGAGTCACGTAACAGAAGGAAAAATTTTTTTGAAGTGGGAATTTCGTGTCGAGACAATCGACAAAACTATTACAACCAATCCATCAGCTTTCGAGAACGCACTGAACAAATTTGGTTCGGAAGGTTGGGAAGTCATCACCATGGAATATGGTGAAAAGGCTTCCAAGCCACACACAGTCGTTCTTATGAAACGTAGCATACCAGAAAAGGTGGCTGACGAAGAGCCTATCCTTTTGGAGGAACAACGATCTTCATCCCTTTCATCCGACGTGGAATAGCCACGGAATCGGACGGCACAAAATACGTCTGGAATGGCAAAGTTGACAAGGTAGTCTATTTCGACGGAATGGTTGAAATAGAAGACCCATATACAACTAGCGAACCATATGAATTGATATTCGACGGCGACGACTACGGCGACGAATAGAAGGGAAGCGAGAGGAAATCCATCGGCCATTCGACTGAACTGATGGTGTGGCCTGATTTGAGGGGAATCATTCACTGTTCCCTCTCGCTTCCGATCATGTGGCATGGCCTCCACATGATTTCAATATCATTCTAAATTTAATTTCTTCGCTTCGTCGGACATTTCCGCCAAAGCTTTTTCCTCTTGCTCGTCTGCCCATGCCAGAACTTCCCGGCCACGCCTGTCCAGTTTCGTTGTCCACATATCATACTGATAGGACAACGAAGCGGCCTGCTTTTCCCGCAATGAGGCAAAGCGTTCATCGATCTTGCGAGACGAAAGTTTCTGGTCGGGAGTGTCCGCTAAATCTCGCAACAACGCAATTTCCGTTTCCGAAAAATCGTTATAGAGATATAACGGCATGTACAAATCCCAACGCCGATTGAATTCCAACGGGAATTCCGCCGCCTGCGAAATGGACTCGATCACTTCACGGTAGGCGATCACATTCGCTTGGTCGTGGCGCTGACAGTAGCCGCCAAGATCGTTGGCACAATTCGGACGATCTGCACCAACACCACAACCCTCACATTTGGGCTCTAGCTTCCGGCGAATCAACGTAATGGCTCTTGCGGCCATAATCTGTTTTTCGGACCATTCCATCGATCAAATCCCAAAATACCATTTGAGAAACAGACCGACCAGCGCACCGGCAATCAACATCGCCCAATTACCTTTGTCGGTCAAAATTTCTTTCAAGGAACGCATGTTGAACTCCTGTTTCCTTTTTTAATATAATCGTTCTGTATAAGAAGTCAATGACATTTTCAATTGACTTTAAACTTTATTTGTGGCATATTCGCCAAAATCAAGGAGTCTTAGATGTTTTGGTTTTGGATTGCCGTGGCGGCGGTCGCCTACGGTTTATGGAAGTTGTTGAATCGACGTGGCTAGAAGCACATACATTTATGTCGTTCTCGACGGCACGACCATCCTAGCATGTTTTACCGTCAAATGGGAGTGCGAAGCTTGGATGGAAAGGACGGGGAACACAGATAAAAAAATGGAGCGGTTCCCCGATGGTGGCCCACGAATCGATTACAGTTTAGGCCGAACGGTAAACCCGTAAGACTTAACTTTTCCGTAACAAATGTGCTTGTCATCGATCAAGAATACTGGCTCGAATCGATAGACAGAACCGGTTCTGTTCATCTGGATTGTATGTGGCAATTGTTGAAGTCCAGCCTTCGCAATGGCTTTCGCCGCCGCTGGCTTGGTTCCGAAGTCCTTTTTCAATGACGGCTTAGATTTATGCATTACCATGAGTCCTCGCATTACAGACTGATATAAGACGTGATTTGACCTGTGTCAAATTGGTACACGAATTATTTCGGGTACTGATTGAAGAACTTGAATGCCTGCTTCTTATTGGTAAACATTCTGCTAATGAAGTGGTTCCGATAATACCCTTGCACATACAGACACTTCATGTGCCGGGAGATGACGATACCGCCTCGCCTGTCCAGAACTATTCCTTTGGGAAGAAACATCCAAAATTCCTTTCACGAATCAATATAATAAAATTGTAGAGAATTGCAATGAAAAATTATGAAAAAGCCATGGAAGAAATCAACGAAGGGTATAGAAAGGAACTGAAACTTTGTTCCACAACCCATATTTTCCAAGACATTCGCAAGGTATTTGCCTTCCAAAATTGGCTGATGGAAGCAGTCAATGAACTTGAAGAGCGCTTCCCGAAATTCCGCAATCCAGCGCCCGTGGTTGTCGCTTTGGTGCCCAATGAAAGCGGGGGCTTGCTGATGGTTCGTCGGGCTGATTCGGGTTTGCTCGCTCTACCGGGCGGCTTTCAGAACCTTGGCGAGACGTGGCAGGAAGCGATTATTCGTGAAGTTAGGGAAGAGACTGGTCACGATGTCTCACGACCTGAATTGATGGACATCGTGACCGTCGATGGCGTGAACTTGATTTTTTGCAAGGTTCAGCCCATAGAAATTGATCTAAATCTACCGCACGACACAGAAGTAACCGAACTGGTAGTGGTCAAAGATACACCTTGGGAGTCGGAAATCGCTTTCCCAACGCATAAAGCAATGATTGAAGAATACTTTTGGAGATATGAATAGTGTGGCCTTTTACAAAAAATAAACCTAAGTTAGATCAATTTATTTTCAAATTAGATGATCTTACAGTGGATGAAAAGATTGATCTTCTCTATGATCATGTTCTTCTAAGTAAACTTGATCGTTCGCTGCCTGCTATTGGCACTCGATTGGTATTACGTATCAATCGAGATTCGACCGACATTTTGGCCAAACGATCTTATTTCTCAAAGTTGGAAAAGGTACAATGAAAGCAGTAGAATTTTGTTATTGGTTGCAGGGGATGTTCGAATTGAGCAAACCTAATGATTTGAATGCTGAACAGACGGCGTGTATCAAGGCGCATCTGGACATGGTGTTTGTTCACGATATCGACAAAACTTATCCGGAAGGCCAGCAATCGAAGCTGAATGAAATTCACAAAGCTGTGCAAAAGCCGGGAGATTTCCTCGCCAGATGCTAGTTTCCCGAACGATCAAAACGCAACATTCGGCTCGGGTGTTAGCCCGAGACAATGACGGCAATATCTATTTGCCGCTTGGCGTTGTTGAATACGGCCCATGGGCTAATGAAGTTCGATGGGTTGAAGACCCAATCGACCAGCTATGGTTCGATGATGCAAAGGCTGTGGATAAGGCCATTGCTCAAATCAAGCATGGCCAAACCAAATATCATATCGTCGGTGATGTTCAGCTTCTCACTAGAACAACCACGATTGAGATTAGCGCAACTTCACGATCAATTGCAAGTGAGTCGCTTCTTTAAGATCGATGTTGAAATCGGTTTTTACACGATCTTTCAAAAATGGTAGAAGGTAATGGTTCTGATAAACAATTTCCTTGTGACTAAATTCTTCTAGAATTTTTTCGACCGTGAGCGGCAAGTAGTTCTCGTTTAGCTCCCGCTCCCAATTGTTCTTATACCGATATTTCAGAAGAAAGTGAACCATCTGCTTTAGTTTGGTGATTTCCCCATATTTCTTCTGAAAATCTCCAAGGATATAGACATCATCCTCATTTTTCAGGAAGAATTTGGCAATCTGCCAAACGTCGTGAGTGCTGACATCATATTTTTCGGCTTCCTCCGTCATCGCCATGTCACGGATGCAGACGTAATGGTAATTCGAACGAATTCGATTCCAAAATTGCGTCACCGTCATGCTTCCCGGTTGCGCATATGAACAAATTTCATGAATGAGCGATGAACATATGACCGCTCGAATGGCCGGTGGTTTCCCTTCGGTCTTTCTTTGTGAATCGTAGTCGTTCATGGCCTTGACAATTGCGTCATAGTCCGTGGAAAAGAAGGCGTTCGGAATGTTCAGCTTCTTTGCCATTTCGATCATTTTCGGATCGTTGTCATACCCGAAATATCGATATTCCGGAAACATCTTGAACATGAATTCGATCATGCTGCCATCGGCACATCCGAAATCCATGTAGACGGTTGCTGGAATTTTAGTGAGGAAGAAAGTCTTTTCCAGAAAAGATTTCCGCATCTTCTCCGTATAGCCGCTCAAATCAATGATCGCTGGAAAGTCATTCATTCTGTGTCTTTTCTCTTTGTTTGGCCAGTGCGTGGCCCGCTGCCCAAGCCGCATAGGCAAACGTGCCTCGTTCTGGCTTTAAGTTTTCTTTATTTGGATATTCCAATCCGTTGAAATAGTATTTGGCCAAGAGAGCATCACCACGCTTCGTTGGCGGGATCTTGCTGTAAAGGTCGAACACCTTTTGGAGCTTCTTATCTTTAAATCGTGCCATGTCAATTCCTCTTTTTATTTCAATATAATCAAAATATTGAAATCGTCAAGGCCGAATCAATCAAAAACGGTGTCAAGATGGAATGTCTGACCTTTTTTGGGGTTGTACCACGTCCTGAAACCGTATAGAACTTTCGTTATGGGAAACCGGGGGCATAACCGGTTAAGGGACACATATGCTATATGAAGTTTATATTCCATCATACAAGGGTGGACTCAAAACCCTTACGGTCGCCTGTAATGATTCCGAAATTGCCGATATCCTCAGACTTCTCATGGAGAGATATGAAAGGACCATCACGGCAAAAAAGATCAAAATAGGTGTTGACATTCAATAATCCTCGCTTATATCAAGCGTAATCCGGTGGTAGCTCAGTTGGTAGAGCACAAGGACCGTAAGAAGGAACCGAAGGGAAACCTAAAGATGCCAACGGTGTCAAACAATAATGTAAGGTGTTGCAACACTTTGCATGACGATATGATACTTAGTAACGTCCGTAATTCCTTAATGTATGCATCAAAGGACAATGGTAGCTCCAATGTTTAATGATGCAGAATACACGGATGAAAGCCTTGGTGTCGGGGGTTCGAACCCTTCCCACCGGACCAATCTTCCCGCAACGGAAACACCGATGTTCTTGGCCCATGAAATGGTCAAGATTGCCGGTATCCAGAAATATGACAGAGTGTTGGAACCCTCGGCTGGCGGCGGCAATCTTGCGATGGCCGCTGTTGCCGTTGGTGCCCGAGTCACATGTGTTGAACTGAACAAGGAACTGGCAATGAAGCTTCGGAATAGCTTCATTGTGTTCAACCGTGACTTTCTTTCCATGTCATATAGTTCACTGGATTTCCTTGGCCGATTCGATGCGGTGCTTATGTGCCCGCCAAAAAATTCAATCCCCCACGTCGATCACGCTATTACCTTTTTACGACCGGGCGGCAAACTTGTCGCACTGGTCCGTAAAGATTCTCAAAATATTGAGAAATATATTGACAATTACCATCCGCTTCCTTATGATATGTTCCAGATAGACGGAAAGAATGTGGAATCGGGGCTAATTGTTTATGAAAATCCAGAAAGTAACAATCGACTCACTTAGTGGACCGCAACAGTGGTCAGCGCCAGCGGGTTGGAAGTTTGATAAGACACAGGCTCTTATCTGGGTTCGAATGGTCAATCTGTGCCGTTCATCGGACAAACTCGCTGCCACGCACAAAGTGACAAAACGTGAGTTGGCTGTCATTGAAGGCAAGCTTGACGCTCTCGCCAATATTCTCGCTTGTACTCTTGGCATGGCCGGTCATTATTGGGTCAATGCCGCCAAGGAATTTGCGAAGAGCGATCAATGAGATTTCTTCCCAAACTCACATGGAAACAGCCGGGCGGTCTGAAAGAATGTCCGTACTTTTATCGGTATGTTCTCGATTTCGGCTTCATTTCCCTTCGGCTCCATCATTGGCTTGGTGATGACGATCATCGGGCCTATCATGATCATCCGTACTGGTTTCTCACCTTTATTCTGAAAGGTGGCTATGATGACGTGTCGATCACGCCAAAAGAGGGATTTTCCTTCAAAGAAACGCTACGGGCAGGCATGTTCAGGTATCGGCCCGCCGAATTTCGTCATTCCGTGCAAAATGTCTTGCCGGGAACTTGGACATTTCTTATAACTGGAAAGCCTTCCCGACGTTGGGCTTTTTGGATTAATGGAAAGAAGCTGATGCGAGACAAATATTTTGCGGTCTGGGGCCATCACCCGTGTGATCCGACAGACAAGGATGGAGTGAAGGTCCGACCGGATGGAACTCGAATCTGATGTCGTTCGTTGTTATCTCGGAAGAGAAAAATAATGTCGAACGACTCTACAAAATCGATGGACACAAGGTCAAGGCGATCATCGACTATGACAAAGAAACCATTCGACTGCGGGCTCATGGGTTCGAAAACCTATACCCAATTTCCGTGTACCTGAAATTTCAGGGCGACATGGAAGAATTCATCAAAAAGAAGGTGTTTCTCAATGGACATTGAACGTCTCTTCTTCATGCCGTTGGAAAAATTGGAGAATCCCAAAAACGGAGAATGCATCGTCAACTCCTATTGGGTTGTCCATAAGGAACGGGGAGTTTGCTTTCAGAAGCGCCGGGAAGAGTGGGGCAAAATTCCCCCAAGGTTTTCAAGCTGTCTGCCGGTATGTCATCACAACGAAGATATGGCGAAGAATATTTTGGAGAAACTGTACGGAAGCGATGACTTCGAAGTGAGGTTCATCCCGGTAGTGTATCTCGGATATTACGCTTAGAAGCCGCCTACATGCTCTTCTGTTAGCACGTGAAAGATCATGCCATGGGATTTACAGAATTCCGTGGCTGCTTTCCATTTGTCTTGATTCGTCTGATAAGTGACTTGTTCCGTCAAAAACCGCTTGGATTTGCTATTTTTTGGGGGAAAACACTGTTTTTTTGGCTTAATTTCGATCATATAGAGCATTTTTTTGCCTGATCGAGACTTAATTTCTATAACAGCATCCGGAAAATAACGATGTACCGTACCGTCAATAGATGACTTGTACCTGATGTACATCTCTTCACAACCCCATTTCAGTACTGCCGGGTTGGTGTCAAATATTTTGTAAAATTTTCTTTCCAGATTCGATCTTGCGATAATACAGTTTGGATCACCAACGTACTTGTGAGGATTTTCAGCCACAAAGTACTTTGGTTGTGGAAGTTTAGACTTCTTCTTTGCCTTTCGGCGTTTCTGTACGTTCTCTTCTGGTAATAGAAACTTCGTCATGCCCGTATTTAGGTATAAATAGTTTCATACTATTTACGGGACATTTGATGGCAACCAAGACTCCACAAACATCTGTTACAATTACCAAAAAGTCTGCCTCGCAAGCGGCAGAAGACAAGATGAATGCCGCTTCAACATCGGCTACGACGGCTCCATTGACGTTCCCAAAGACGTTGATGTCCGAATGGAAGCATATTATTCATTTTCAGCGCTATGAATATTCCCGTGCAGATGCCAAATCCGACCCAAAGGAAGGTCGTGTAGGAAGTTTGATTACACTTCCTGTTCCGGTTGGTTTGCAAGCTAATTATTCGGCGGATTGGCAGAATGTCGATCTAGGGTTGGTAGGTAATCAACTTATCACTGCCAGCGGTGAAATTTCTGCAACCATGAGAGCCTCAAAAAAAGGTAGTCTGATATCGAGCTTGGCAGAAGGATTACAAAAATATTCCGCTACAAATCTTGGTGATAAAGCCTCTGCTTTCGCACAAGCCTTTGCACTAGACTTTGCGGGAGATACCAAATATGGACAAGCAATCGCCCGTGGGGCTGGATTAGCAGTAAATCCATATAAAGCTGTTCTGTATTCATCGCCAAATTTAAGAACTTTTGATTTTTCTTATAAACTTATTCCTTCGAATTTGCAGGAAGCAAATATTTTGCGAGATATTTCAAAAGAATTCAAGCTCGGTATGCATCCGTCTTTTGCACAAGGGTATTCAGACAATATTTTCAAATATCCGGACGTATGGAGAATCGAAATTCCATCGAATGAATATCTATTCAAATTTGTGACGTGTGCCCTTGTAGGAGCAAATTTCGATTTTCATGCAGAAGGAACAAAGTCATACTTCCGGGCCGACGAATCTATCCCAATGTCGCTTACAATGTCGTTGAATTTCCAAGAAATTTCCATCCTTACCAAAGAAGACATTGAGGCGGGGTACTAAATGTCGGCTTTTTTTGACGTATTTCCACAGATACAATATGATATCAACAAGAGTGGTGTTCCTGTTATGTCAACGAACATTATGGTTCGTTACAAAATTCGGGATGTTGTATTGAAGTATACCGAATCTCTCTTCAACTACGTTGTGCGTGATGGAGAAAAGCCTTTCGTGGTGGCAGACCGCTATTATGGTCGTCCAGAACTATCCGAATTGATTTTGATCACGAATTCTATCATCGATCCTTACTTCGATTGGCCTTTGTCTTCAACGGAATTCGATGATTACATTGAAACTAAATACGGTAGTGTTCCAATCGCTACACAAACTATCTATGCTTATTATCAAATTATCCAGCCTCGCACTCAATACTATGATGGAACAATTGTTGAAGAGCGTTCCCTTAGAGTAGATCAATCAACATATCTTGGTTTGGTGGATGATGAACGCAAATTAGTTTACGCTTATGACTATGAACATGATCTTAACGAAAGTAAGCGTGAAATTTCTCTCATTAAACCATCCTACATTCCACAAATCGAAGAAGAATTGAAGAATATATTTAAGTAATGGCTGACCAGAAACTTCCTGCCGGTAGTATAGTTATCGATACAATCACTATAAAAAGTGATTTGGGCGGCGATCCTTGGGAAATCAAGAATCTTGTTCAAGAATTCAGCATCTATGAAGCAATAACCGAACCGTTTTTGACGGCAGACATGGTGCTTTCCGACGCCCTTTCCTTGACAACAGTCGTGCCGATTGTGGGACAGGAAACCGTTCATATCAAATTCAAAACTCCTCACGATGCCGTATTGAAATCTATCGATGTAGAATTTCGCATTGTTTCTATCGAAAATGTCGTGCGCTCAAAGCCTCGCATGACCAACTATATTGTTCATCTCGCATCGGAAGAATATTTCCAAAATTTTATGACACGAATAGAGCAATCATATCGACAAAAGACGATTTCCGATATGATCAAGGATATTCATACGTCCTATTTGGTGTCTAAGAAGACACTGAACGCATCCGATACGGAGGGACAGAGAACCATTGTTATCCCTTCCATGAAGCCTACTCGGGCTATCGAATGGCTTTCACAGGAAGCTATGAGCGCCACGTACAAACCGTCTAATTACGTTTTCTATGAAGACTGCGATAGCGAATTTAATTTCAAGACAGTCGATGAATTAATTTCTTCGAATAAGACTAAGGAAAAATATTGGGCTGTCGTGAAGGATTGGGAAGACCCAAATCGTTCACCACGTGACGATGCCGGAACTGGCGCTGGCGGCGGTGCTAGACAGTCTACAAAGCCATATGAAATGCTTAAAATGACTGATTTTCAGTTCATACAGTTGTTCAATGCCGACCGTACTGGTGCCTTGGGCGGTTGGGAGAACACGGCATATTACATTGATCCGATATACTCGGAATTCACGTCATATTCCTATGATTATTTTTCGAACTATTCAGACCTTCGTCATACATCTGGCAAAGGTGGTGGAAAATTCATTTCCCAAGATAATACACTGATTTCTGCTAAAACGTCAATGGAAAATTACTTCATGACGAACAAATCTGGCTCCAATGTGGATACAGACCAGAAACCAAGTTTCTTCCATATCAAGGCCGGTTCTCTTGGATTATTGGATAATGTTCTAGTTGAAGTGACTATTCCGGGTGATACTGACAGACGTTGTGGCGATATCATCGATCTACAGTTTCCGGAATTCGGTGCCACAGACGATATTGAAGGAAAGATCAATCGGTTTGTTTCCGGTTGGTATTTGGTACTTGGCATCCGTCATATATACAATGCAGATGGTTACGCTTGTGTTATGCAATGTGCAAAGAACACTTACGAACAAGATGTTCTTCCATCGAATCCTACAGAAAATGCGGATGAAGGTGTTGTTACGGAAAATATCGCTACTTTCCCTGACAGACCATCCATTCCTACAAGCACAACAACACCGCTAAGTCCGGTATGGCCGAACTCGGGCGGGGAGAAAGTATAATTGAAAGAGATTGAACAGTTTCTAGGTAAGGGAAAATTCGACTTCGCTATCGGCGTGGTAGAAGATATTACAGACCCTTTGGCGCTCGGGCGAGTGAAAGTCCGTTGCTTCGGCTTCCATCCTGTAGATCGCAACAAGGTTCCGACCATCGATCTTCCATGGGCAACGGTGCTGCAACCTTCGGCTTCGACTTCCGGTGTTGGATTCTCACCAAACTATCTGAAACCCGATTCTTGGGTATTCGTCATGTTCTTGGATGGCGACACGGCTCAATTCCCAATGGTTTTAGGCTCGATTCCACGTGTGCATGAAGCATCCTCGCCGGGTTCCTATATCGGCAACTCCGGTTCCGGTTATCACACAGATGATTCGCTCTATTCTGGCGCTGCTACGCCTGCCAATCCGAATTCGGTAACGGGAGAATTCTACCCAACCCCACAAATAAATCCATCTGGTGGTTCGGTCATTTCGGATGACGGTTCTCACTTGACAAAACAGAATATTCCACAGTGGCCATTGAAAATTTACAAACCAACACCGGCCCGTGGTGACTATGGCTTGGCATGTAAAGATGCCGATTCGTCACTCTTCATTCATTATGCATCGGCTTTGGCCCTTGAAGAATTGGCGAGACGTTGGGGAACGCCTCCAAAAATCAATTCTGCTTATAGAACACCCGCTTACAATGCCACTTTGGCTGGTGCCGCAAAGCATTCGCAGCATCTTCATGGCCGTGCCTTTGACATTCCCTATTCATCGATAGGTGGCAATTCGCATGGAAACCTCGCCAAGTTCGCACAGACCGCCGTACAGTGTGGTTTCGTCGGATTTGGTCTGTACCCTACCTTCATCCACATTGACACAGGCTCGGGCCGCACATGGGGCGGCGCTTCACAGGCATGGTTCATTGACGCAATCAAACAAGCGGGTTGGTATCCGGGCAAGCCGGGCCTAAAAGACGTTCGCACAACCAATGCAACGACCGCCAACAACTCGACTTCGAATACCGACCCAACAACGACGGGTTCGACAACAAACGAACCAAGTACCAAAGGCGAAGTGCAAAATTTGCTCGCACAAAAGATGCGGGCACAAGGCTATAATGAATACGCCATTGCGGCAGCGACGGCCCATATGCAATCCGAGTCGGCATTCAGTCCGACCGTTACCAACTCTATCGGTGCTACCGGTTTGTTCCAATGGACCGACAATCGTAAAGCCGCCATGCTGGCTTCTGGCGCTGGCGGTTCTGCATCGGGCCAAATTGATTTCTTCCTTTCTGAATTGAATGGTTCGGAAAGCGGTGCCGGTAACAGACTTAGAAATGCTACATCGCTCGATTCGGCCAACCAAGCCATGGCCAGTTATGAACGATATGTTAATCCCGGTCCCGGTGGATATTATTCCGATGCCGAAACCGCTAGACGTGGTGCGCTCGGATCACAATATCTTGGTGGCGCAAGCGCTGGTGACGGTGCTGTTCAGTCTGGTTTCCGTGATCCCTCTGGCTCTTTGCCGTATGGTGGATATCAAGGCAAGCCGTCGACTCATCATACAGCCGTTGGTTTCAACGGAAATATGTTTCAACCAGAAATCATGAAGAATAATGATGCTCGTCTGACAACATTCCCTACAGCGGGCGACAAAGGAACAGTTGGTGAACCGCAAATGTCGGAAGCTCCACAGTATCCTTACAACTTCGTCTATGCCTCTTTGACTGGACATATGTGGGAAATGGATGACACTCCCGGTGTGGAACGTGTCAATCTACAGCATCGTTCAGGTTCTCGTCTGGCCATGGGAGCGGAAGGAACAACCCTTCTGAAAAGCCAAGGCAATATGTACAACGTCACGTCCGGTGATGCTTACCATCTCGCCATGGGTGCTTACAAAGTATCGGTAAAAGATGATATCGACATGCGTTCGACTTCTGACATCACTATGCACGCTGATGGAACCGTTACCATGTTGGTGCGCAACGATGCCGTCGAACACACGTCGGGTAAGAAAGACGTTTTGGTTGGTGAAACGCTACAAATCAAATGCACCCGTTTGATTATTGAAGCCGATAACATCGATTTTGTCGCTCACTCAAACATCACAATGGAAGCTGGTGGAGATATCAAGTTGCGGGCTGGTGGCAACATGAACACATCAACTGGTGGAGATACGACTGTATTTTCAAGCGGCGGTTTCCATGCCGATGCCGGTTCCATGAAGTGGCTTGAAGGTGAAGCCAAGGAAGTTCCGGAAATGACCGGCAAATCAACCGATCTTGGCGCTCCACAGAAGCGATCTACTGTTCTTAAATCGCCTTATCAGAGAAAAAATCCTGATATTGTGGCAACTGCCGATGACGCTATGACAAATTATGGACCGAATGATCCTACAAAGAGAACATCTGTATGAGTCTAGATTATAACGACCCAAATTACCCACAATTCAAACTTGGTGACGGGGAAGAAGCTCATGATGAAACGGTGGACGCTTCGTTGAAAACGAACGTCGTCGGGCACGAACATCCATACTTCACATCCAATGGTATGATTCAGTGCATCAATACCGCTCGGGACTTGTCGAATACCAAGGAAACTTTGCTTTCCGGAGAAATTCCATTAAAAGTTTTCGAGGATATCTCGGATGCAGCGAAAAAAACCAAGGTTCCTTACGACATTCTTATGTTCGCATGTGATTGGAAACAGGATATGACTTCCCGTTCTGACGCCTCGGATGCACAAGGCATCGCCAACCAAATGCTTGGATATGTTCCACAACTTCGCCAATCGCTTGGCCGTGATCCGATGAAAGCCGAAATGTTTATGGCCTACACTTTGAATGGAGCTTCGAAGGTGAAAGAAATCCTTGACAAAAGTATCAATTCACCAGAGGATGAAGCTCAATCGGTTGGAACCCAAAAGGATGATTTAGTCCTCAATAAAAAAAGAGGAACAAAGACCCAAAAGAGAACCAACCGTGAAGTATATGACTACTTCTACAAGCGTTGTGGCTTCGCCGGTAAGATGCAGTTTCTACAGGATTTGGGCAAGGACAAGTATAGTTCTTAGTTGTCCACAGCCTCGCCAACGTCTTCATCCGAAGACGACTTTAATTCATTGAGATGTTTGTAGAATTCTTTCTTGTGAGCGGCACAGTAGTCCCCTCTTTTGTCAACGTGAACAGCCGACATCATGTCCTGAATGCGCTGATCGATCTTTTTCTGAATTCTCGCCTTCATATTCGGATATTTGACAAGAATCTGTTCGCCAAGCTCGATAGCATCCTTTGCCAAACGCAACGGACGCTGTTCGAAATAGCAAAAATCGTTCAGATTTTCAGCCGCCACGGCGTGGATGTAGTCTTTTACATAGAAATCTTCGACCGGCGTTACGGCATTGGCGGCGACTGCACTCGAAAGCAGCATCGCAGCGGCTACAAGAAACTTCTTCACTTTAGTTCACCCTCTGTTGGTTAGTACCAATCTCACCGCTCATATACACATTATTTGAGCGAAAGTCAAGAGGGACAATATAAATATTTTCAGCCCACAGGAATTAACCCATGCCGTTTGATATAACCGAAAATACAATCATAGACGTTGGAATTCAATTATCCAGAAATTTCAACCTATCTCACCTTACTTCTGGTGCATACAATCCAGTTACAGCAACTTGGATGCCTAAATTCTCTGCCACACTTATTCCGGATTCTCGTTTGCCGCTCAACCTCACGGGCGGAAACAATATGCCTCTATGGAAGATAGTATCAAATCTACAGTCCGGCGCAAGAGGAATGTTGGAAGGTCTGCTAGGAAATTTTGGCCCGGATTTGATCATCAAAGCAGCGTTCATGAACAACATTCCACAAAACGGCCTACCAAATGAAATCTCTCACTTGATCGGCCTTGGCTTCGATATCCAGATTCGCAATTTCGAAGACAACATGTACAATATTGTCAAGGAAATCCAGCCATTTACCCGAGTGGCAGACTCGCTCAATCTGGTGAATGGAGCGCAAAATTCATGGCTGCACGTCGATATCAACCCGAACAAGCTCGGGATTGCGCCTTCAATGTTGCCGAATCCACAAGTATTCACGTCAGACCTTGTAAGTGGCATCACCACACAAGGTCTATCGGCTATACGAGGGTTTCTTTAAACTCCTTATAAATATCAATATCAAGAATGGAGAGAGAAAATACCACTTTTAGCTTTGGTTGGCGATCTAAATTCGCATGGTGCGGGCGCATTGCAGACTCCTCCACAGACAACATGGACAGTCGGCGGTAAGCTGGTGACAACGGTTGATACCGTGGCGGGAGGCGATTTAGCCCCTCATCCATCCGGTGCTACCAATTCTTCTACAGGCTCCGGAAAATGGACAGTTGCCGGGAAAGCAATTCATAGACATGGCGACTCTCGATATTGCGGTGCATCGACGGTGGTTTCATCGCAAACACAAATTACTATAGGGGCATAATGGTTACGAAACTTACGAAAAAAGATATCTATCGTGATTTATCTTTGAAATTTATTCCCCATCCGGAAACCGGAGCGGTGAATATTGTCAAGAATGAAAATGCGGTCAAGCAGCAAGTCAAAAATCTTATTTTCACCAATCACTACGAAACCTTGTTCCGTCCAAAGGTATTCGGTGGTTTGAACGAGTCCCTTTTCGAAAGTTTCGACCCCGTGACGGTACAAACAGTCAAGACGGCGATTTCTGATGTTATCGCAAATTATGCGGAACGTGCTGAATTGCTTTCTATCACATTGACAGACAATCTTGACGCCAATTCATTCGAAATAACCGTAGTCATCAAACCATTGAGTTTTCAACATCCGGTCGAAATTTCACTATTTCTAGAGAGAACACGTTAATCTAAATGGCATTAGCTAACACAAATTTGCAAGTTTCAGAACTTGGTTTCTTCGAAATCAAAAATAATCTCAAAAACTTTTTGAGAGCAAAGCCAGAATTTACCGATTTTGACTTCGAAGGTTCAACCATGTCTACATTGTTGGACGTGCTTGCATACAACACATATTATAATTCGTTCTATCTGAATATGGTGGCAAACGAAACTTTCCTCGATTCGGCAATCATGAAGGAAAGCGTTTATTCTATTTCAAAAATGCTAAATTATACGCCACGTTCGGCTCGTTCGGCTCGGGCGCAGTTGTCCATTTCGTTCACACCGAATGATTCTCCATCGGAAATTGTTATTCCAGCGTACACCAAATTTTCGACAACTATTGATGGCGTAGTTTATTACTTTTCAACACTTGCCGACTATGTTGTTCAGTCAGCCGGTGGTGTATATCAAAAAAATATTGATATCTATGAAGGCGTCGTGCTTTCTAACAAATATACAGTGAACGCTACTCGCAAACTCTATGAAATTCCGGTGGCTGGTGTCGATACTTCAACAATGACCGTCGAAGTACAAGCATCGTCTACCTCCACGACAAAGACCACATACACGCTCGTAAAGGACGCTACAGAGGTTTCAGCGACTTCTACTGTGTACTATCTACAGAAAAATTCCAATGGCTTCTATGAAATCTATTTTGGTGATGGCATTCTTGGTAAGGCACTCGACTTAAACAACATCGTGACAATCACATTCCGTGCTTGCAACGGTGAAGCGCCAAATAATGCATATTCTTTCTCGAAAATCGGTTACACAGGCTATAATAAAGATAGCCCAACGGTAAAGTACATCTGCAATATCGTGAGTGTCACACTTCGTGCCCGTGAGGGACAGGATGAAGAAACTATCGATTCAATCAAGTTCAATGCGCCTCGCAATTTCGAGATTCAAAATCGTTTGATCACGGCGGCTGACTACAAAAACTTCATTCTCTCAAATTACTCGGATATTGAAGCAGTGAACGTATGGGGCGGCGAAACCCATAATCCTCCACTCTATGGTAAATCGATCATTGCAGTTAAGCCGGTCACTGGCTTTGTTATTACAGAGAACCGCAAATCGGAAATCATCAACGACATTAAGAAGTTCAATCCTATGTCAATTGATCCGGCGATTATCGATCCTGTATTCTTGTTTGTCAAGCCAGTGGTTCAAGTAAATTACAATTCAAGTCAGTCGCTTCTTTCAGTTGACGAACTTTTTTCAAAGATCGCCACAAACGTTCAAAATTTCGAAACGACGGAGCTTGGTGTATTTGGCAATAGATTCCGCCAATCTAAATTCTCAACCATGGTCGATAATTCTGATAATGCAATTGAATCAAACCAAGTCTCCATCACGATTGAGAAACGTTTTGCGCCGGTCCTAAACTCTAAGTTTAACTACAACGTGGATTTCCAAAATCAACTATACTGCCCTTTCACTGAATATCAAGGGTGTATCTCTTCGAATGGTTTTGAAATAGCCGGTTCTGACCAAACAATGTATCTCGATGACGACGGGAACGGCACCTTGCGCCTCTACTATCTGGTGGGGTCTACAAAGAACTATTACGATAACGACGTTGGAACGGTTGATTACCTGAATGGCACTTTGAGTATGAAGTCGTTCATTTTCACAGATTATGATGACGAAGTTGTTATTTCTGCACAACCGAATGCCACAGATATATACTCACAAAATAATCAAATCATTCTTTTGTCGAATCCTACATTCAATATGTTCGATACGTCAAAGAGTAAATTGATCTTTACTGATATCGTGCAAGTGATTGGTAATGAAACATTAATCGATGTGGACGGTATCTCTAATACGGTAACTCTTTAATGGCACAGTCCAATTCTATCTCCATTTTTGTCAAGTCACAGGTGCCCGATTTCTGGAATCGGGATGGCGAAGAATTGGTCAATTTCATTAAAGTATACTATGAATGGCTTCAACAATTCGAAAATCCAATACAGGTTTCTCGGAAACTTGCTGACTATAAAGATGCCGATCTAATACCGGATAAGTACTTCCAATTCATGCGAAATGAATTCATGAAGTCTATTCCAGTTACATTGGTTGATGATCGTCTTCTATTGAAGAATATCGTTGATTTCTATCGTGCCCGTGGTACGGAAAAAGCATACAATATGCTGTTTCGTATCCTATACGGCGACGAAAACGTTTCATATTATTATCCCGGCAAAGACATTCTAAGAGCTTCTGACGGTAAGTGGGTTATCGAGCGTTCATTGAAATTGAATCTCAATGTTCCTTTGAGCAAGATTGAAGATGTTGTTGTTATTCGTGGTGCATCATCCAATGCCACCGCAAGAAAAGACAAGTTCATTTCATATGTTGTTAACGAAGTTCAAACAAATGAATTTTATATCAACAACATATTTGGCACATTTGAAATCAATGAAGGTATTCTAGACGATAATACCGGAGAACAACTCGGCTTTGTTACTGATTTAGTCACATATCCGGGCGGATGGATCGGAACAGACGGATTTTTGTCGTCAAACAAATATCTTGAAGACAATTTTTTCTATCAGGAATACTCATACCAAATTCGTTCCTCACACGCCATATCAGAATATGAATCCATTGCGAATCAATTAGTGCACCCTGCCGGAACGAAATTGTTCGGTGCGGTGGATATGCTTGCATCTGCCGATTTTTCTGAAATCAATCTTTCGTTGCTGTCAAATCTAGAAAATGTAGGTGATATTTCAAAGATCACCATTTCCTATGAACTCATTCTAAACGAAACGGCGATTAATGCAACAAGTAATTGTGCGGCCATCACTTGGGTAACACAAGCTGGTACGCAACAAGCCGAAATGCAGAATACAATTGGGTTTTGGAATACTATTCCAGTATTCCAACAATTTGGTAATTTTTCTCTTGCCGATTTGTCTAAAACTATTGTGTTTAGATCAAACGTTCCTTCTTTCACTATGTCGAGTTGGACTCCAATAAAGATATTGGACACAACACATTCTGCAAACACGTATTATTTCCCGCAATACGTGGTGAACAATACCGTTTTAATTCTTTCGGCAGAATATCAGTATGGCAACACCGCTGGCTTGCATTATCAATTGTCAACTTCTCAACACCATTCATCAACATTTGTTACAGAAGCTAATGACACTATTTTATCAGCCGCTAAGTTGGCACTGAAAGGTACTTCATCTATAACAGAATCTGTTGATACTGTAGCATCTGCCGCTCTCAGCGGATCAGACCCATATTTCTCTAATGTGGTATTCCTTGCAGGATTTAACGGAACTAATGGTGCGACAAGCACCACAGATGAAAGTTTGGCTGGCCATACACCATTAACATTTAATGGCAATGCAAAACTGGACACAACACAATTTAAATTCGGTGTTTCATCCGCTGCTTTTGATGGGTCTGGTGACTATATTTCGATTCCAGATAGTGCAGATTGGCAATTGTCTACATCAAACTCCGATCAATACACTATCGAATTTTGGATGATGCCACATGACACTGGTAGTTCCATTCCATATGTAATGGGCCAGACCACTGGCGGATGGGCTTGGTATATTGATTACAACCTTCAAAGGCCGTCATTTGCTTGGTCATCGGACGGAAGTAATTTCCAATCTCTTGGTTCCGGAGCGGCCCCTTCCATCAGCGTTGATAACTGGCACTTTATCGCCATCAGTAAAAATTCCAGCGGCAAGATTAGACTATGGCGTGATGGCACATTAGTTGCAAGTGCGACGCCTGCGAATAGTGCCATATTCAACTCAACAGGCCCTCTCGAAATCGGTCGTTCACTTAGCTCTGCTATCTACAATGGTTGGCTTGATGAAATTCGTATCACCAAAGGTATATGTCGCTATGACACAGACGGCTCTATCACAGTACCAACCGCTGCCTTCCCGAGAACCTAAGAATTTGATTATAAATATATTTAAATCATTACAGGATAAACCATGACAGGAACTATTACCAAGAGATTTCGTCTTTTTGCAGCGGAACAATTCAAAGAGCTTTTCGATGAAGCCGCTTTTGAAAATCTCTATGTGTTTATCGGGCGTCCAAAGCCTTGGACCGACGATAACAATCCTCCCACACCAGTAGACTCGGTAAATGCCTCTGAATATCAGATTTGGGACAACATCATCTCTGCAAAGAAAGTTGCGGCGGGAGATGTTACGTTTGCAGGCCCAAGATACAATTGGACAAGTGGCCAAGTCTACACAGAATATAATACAGATACACAGTTTCAAGATAGTCAGTTCTTCGTCCTGACGGATGAATATAACCTGTATAAATGCATGTACAATAATAAGGGTGCGGCGTCAACAGTTAAGCCTTCCGGTCGTTTGACTTCCGTTTTCTCTACCGGTGACGGTTATAAGTGGAAATTTATGGGTGAAGTGTCCGCTCCGGACGCCGTTAAGTACGTGACAACAACATTCGTGCCATTGAAAAAACTTACAGCGGATGACGGCTCTTTCCAATGGGATGTTCAATCCGCTGCCGTTGATGGTTCAATTTCAACCGTTCGTGTCGCTGCGGTTGGTTCCAACTACAAGACCAATTCGGGCACAGTCACAACCTCCAATACGACAAAAGTCACTCTCGCATCGTCTGCCAACTCAACTGGTGGCATCTATGTTGGTTCATCGATCTACATTACGTCCGGCACGGGTGCTGGTCAGAAGCGTGTGATCACCAATTATTCCGGTGCTTCCAAGATTGCCACGGTATCGCCTGCATTCTCGATTGCGCCGAACGGTGGTTCAGCCTATTTGGTTTCCCCAACTATCTCCGTAACATCTGGCGATGGAACCGGATTCTCGGCTTACTCAACCGTTTCGAACGGTACTATTTCGACAGTCGAAGTGATCAATGAAGGGTCTGGTTACAGAAGAGCAACCTTGGCTGTAACGGCCAACACGGGCTCTGGTGCAAGCGTCGTTGCCCAATTGTCGCCTAACGGCGGTCACGGATCGAATGCTGTCTATGAATTGAACGGCTACAATGTCATGATGTTCGTGCAATTTTCGGGTGACGAAGCTGGAAAATTCTTCTCGAATAACGATTTCCGTGTCATCGGGGTACTTGCAAATCCATTGCTGGCGAACAATTCGATTGCCACGGACACATCATATCTTGTTGCTCCAAAGCTCACTCTCACTTCTCAATCGGGTTCCTTCCTACCAGATGAAACCATCACAGGTGGAACATCTGGCGCAACCGGCGTGTTCGTTGAAAAAGCCAACACAACTTCAATTATTGTAACAAGTGTGGTTGGTTCATTCACGACTTCGGAAACGATCACAGGTGGAACATCGGCAGCAACCGCAACAGTATCTTCAATCGTAGCTTCACCGCTAAAGAAGTACTCCGGTTCGCTTCTATATGTCGAAAATAGATCACCGATTGTTCGTTCTGTTAATCAGGAAGAAAACTTCCGTCTCGTAATCAATCTGTAATATCTCTTATAAATAATTGATATTCCCTCATAATTAAAGACAAAGATGGCATCTAATACTATCAGTTTTTCCTATAATACTGACTTCAATGTAAACCCTTGGTACGATGACTACGATCAGACCAAGGGTTTTTATCGTATTGTTTTCAAGCCATCGGTTGCTGTTCAAGCCCGTGAATTGACTCAGCTTCAAACTATGCTTCAAAAGCAGATCGATAGATTTGCAGAGCATATTTTCAAAGAAGGTTCTTTGGTAGCTGGTGGTCAATTCCACATCGATACCGATATTGATTACGTAAAAATCAACGATACCACATCTGGTGGCGGTGCCGTGGTGGTCAATAACCTTGTTGGCGCAACCATGACTGGTGCGACGACTGGTGTCAAGGCTTTTGTTGTCTCTGTTGCGGATGGATCACAGGCGGCAACCGACAAGAAAACTCTTTTTGTCCGTTATACTTCATCGGGCACAGATAATGTGACCAAGGTTTTTGCCGATGGTGAAATTCTAACGTCTAGTGCCGGTAATGCAGTTGTTTTTGCAACCTCTGCCACAGGTAAAGGCGCAACTTTTACCATTGATGACGGTATTGTATTCTCAAAAGATCACTTCATTACATTTGTGAAACAGACGATCATTCTTGATCGATACACACAAACTCCATCTGCACGTATCGGTTTCAATGTTCTAGAATCGATTGTCACCGCACAAGACGACCCAACTCTAAATGATCCGGCTCTAGGCGCATATAACTATGCCGCTCCGGGTGCTGATCGATTCAAACTTGAAGCTGTGTTGGCCAAGACCGACCTTGACGATGTTTCTGGTCCACCAAATTTTGTTGAACTTTTCCGTATTCGTGACGGCATTTTGGAAGTCACATATGAAAGAACACAATATTCAGCTATTCGTGATGAATTAGCTAGAAGAACCGACGCTGATTGTGGTGACTTCTATGCTACTGGTTTGAACGTTCGTATTCGTGAACACAAAGATAATGGCACAAATCAGGGTCTATACACAACAACTGGTAATACTTCGTTGTTGGTTGCTGGTGTTGAGCCCGGCTTGGCATATGTCAAGGGTTACGATGTCGAAACTTTGGTGACAAAGTACACAGACGTTCGTAAGGCCATCGATGCACAGAACATCAACAACCAAGTTTCACGCACTCGCATGGGCAATTATTTGCGTGTGAAGGAACTTTGTGGTTCATGGGACATGAACAGTGCTTCGGTTGTCTGGCTTTACAACACTGCACAGGCACGTTTGACGAACCTTGGTTTCTCTACAGCGGCACAGACTGGTGCGGCTATCGGTAATGCGAAAGTTCGTGGTATTGAACTCCATTCCGGTGTAGCCGGAACTCCTTCTGCACAGTACAATGTGTATTTGTTCGACGTTAAGATGTCGAATGGTGCCTTCTCTTCTGTTCGAAGCCTGTATTTGAATAACGCTTCAACAGCGGACCTTGGAGCGGACGTTGTTCTTGATCCTATCTCGAATACAGCCACTTTGTTGGAAACATCCCTTGACGCCTCAATCTATGATATTGGCGCTGGTGCGGTTAAGGCCATAAGAGATTCGGGAGGTAATGTTGATACCTCTTACTCTTTCACTAAATCATTCCCAATTTCTATCGCCTCTGGCGGTACATTCACCATCAACACTGGTGCCGTGGATGAAATTTTCCCATATGGTGTTGGTGGCCTTGTAGATGACGATAAGGAAGAGATTATCATCTCTCTTGACGCCGCTGCTACCAAAACCATGGGCGGTACAGTTGCCACTCACTCAAATACAACCATCAATGGAACATCGACATTCTTCACCCGTTTGAATGTTGGTGATAAAATTTCGATTTCGACTGTTACTGGCACATTTTTTATCGATCAAATCGTCTCTGACACAGTTCTAAAAACCACTGTGGCAATTCCTTCGACAGTTACCGGACAAACTTTCACTAAACAATACAAAATCGGTGATATTGTTGATTTCACAGGGAAGGGTGCGGACGCCGGAACAGATAGAACGATCACGATCAATTCGTCAACAAGCGCATCATTCGACATGAAAGAAACCTTGTCGGCCACAACCGCTGCTACGGCGACATTGCGCTTGACAAAGACAACGGCACGTGAAACGGCGAAGCTTCTTCGTCCATCTCGTTATGTGAAGATCGATGGAGCTACTTCCGGCACAACCGGCCCATTCAATTTGGGTATTGCCGACGTGTATCAAATTCGTTCGGTTCGAACAAAAAGTTCAGCTTTCACTGCCTCTACAGACGGTACAGACGTAACAAGCAATTTCATCTTCGACAATGGCCAGCGTGATAATCTTTATGATCATGCAACGATCACACCGATTACGCCTATCGCCTCGGGTGATTACCTATTGGTTTGCCTCGACCACTTCGAACCGTCATTTACACAAGGCTTGGGTTATTTCTCTGTAGATTCATACCCAATCAACGACGCTACAATTTCGGATACGTCGATCTTGACACAACAGATTCCGGTCTATGTGTCGCCAACGACCGGTATCCGTTATGATCTTCGCAACAGTCTTGATTTCCGTCCTGTGAAGGCGGCTACTGCTACCAGTTCAACGACTGTTGCGGGCGCTACAGCCAACCCGGCCAAGACAACAAGCTTCACGGCACCATCTGGTGGTCTACATCTTCCTTCGCCAAGCGGACAGGTAACATACGATTATTCGTATTACATGTCTCGTAAGGACTTGGTGATTATGGATTCCGCTGGAAATATTTCTATTGTGGAAGGTCAGCCAGCCACGGTTCCGATCACGCCAACAACGCCTCCAAATGCCATGGCTTTGGCCACATTGACAATCGCTCCATACCCGTCATTGTCGCCTGCCTATGCCATCGAGTCAAATCGCCAAGATTTGGCTTGCACAGTCAAGAAAACGGCATACAGAAACTACACAAAACGTGATATTGGCGTTTTGGATGAACGTATTTCAAATCTGGAATACTATAATCAGTTGAATTTGCTTGAAAAGCAAGCTTCGGATTTGTCTATCCTTGACGAAAATGGCCTTGATCGCTTCAAAAACGGTATTTTCGTTGATACATTCCGTGATCACTCACAGGGTGCGATCACAAATCCTGATTACTCAATCGTTGTCGATCCGAAGGAACAGAGTATCCGTCCACAATTCGATATGGACTCGGTTGGATATCAATATGTTTCGGGTTCTGGTGTTCAGCAATCGAACAACTTGATCACTCTTCCATACACGGAAGTTTCGTTCATCGAACAACCATACGCCACAACTACAAGAAACTCGACAAACGCCGTCTACAACTTCATTGGTTTGTTGACATTGACTCCAGACTCCGACGTTTGGGTTGATACTGTTCAGTTGCCCGACACGATGGTTGGTGATTCTACACCGACAAGCGTTCCTCCGTTGCAAACAACATGGGATTCTTGGCAGACAACGATCACAGGCTATAAAGTTTACAACAACAGCACTGGCGCTCTGATTGGTACGTATACCACGGAAGCCGCTGCTTTATCGGCTGCACAGACAACAAGCAACAGAACCGGTCAATCAACAAAGATTGAACAGTTTGGTTCGCAGACACGCTCGGGAACGACCACAACGTCAAGCGTTGTTTCGACAACAGAGAATCTTGGAAACAAGGTTGTTGACGTTTCGATCATTCCATACATTCGTCCACAGACAGTTCTCTTGTCGGCACGTGACATTAAGCCAAACACTCGTCTATGGGTTTATGTCGATGATGAATTGATGTCGGACTATACGACGCCAGCGAACAGTTCTTATTCTACAACTGGTGTCGAAGGTGCAAACTGGATTTCAGGCACGGACGGCAAAGCTTACGCATTGCTTCGTTTCCCTGATTCTGGCAAGCGATTCCGTACCGGAACGAAGAAAATTCGTGTGTCGGATAGCCCAACAAATGAAGATGATTCAACGACATATGCATTGGCATATTTCACTGCCTCGGGCTTGATTCAACAAAAGCAAGACACAATCCTTTCAACCAATGTGGTTGTAACCTCACAGGATGATGTGTCACAGACTGGTGGCGTACAGGGTAATGTTACAATCATTAACCCAATCAGAAACCCCACAACGTCAACAACCACGACAGGCCGTGGTGGCAATGGTGGAAGTCGTAGTGACTGTATGGCATATACATTCTTTATCAATGCTCCTACAACAGAAGAAGGTATATTCCTCACAAGCTTCGATTTGTATTTTGAAGCTAAAAATGCAAGCTTTGGTGCATGGTTTGAAGTTCGTGAAGTGGATAATTCTGGTAACATTACTAGAAATACAGTTCCATATTCTGTTGTTGCTCTAGAACCAAGTCAGATTCAAATTTCTGATGACGCTACAGTGGCGACAAGAATTTATTTCCAATGCCCAATTTTCTTGTACAACAACGTCGAATACGCTTTGGTTATTCACCCAACTGCTACAAATCCAGATACTTATGTCTGGATTACGAAGCTTGGTGAAGCTGACGTTACAACTGGTCAAAATGTTGTAAGCAGAAAATATACAGGAACGTTGTTCGACACAAACAACAATATGGATTGGACTCCAGTTCCAAATGCCGATTTGAAGATCACCTTCTATCGTGCCGACTTCACCACAAACTCGACTGGTACAGCCAACTTTGGTAACAAGCCATTCGAAAAATTCATCATGTCTTCCGTTACTTCGGATTTCGACAAGTTCGGTGAAATCGTTAGAGGTCAGAACAGAATCACAATCTCGGGTAACACTGCCGCTATCGCAGTTGGAAACCGTCTTGTTGGCGCTACTTCTCACGCAAACAGCCAAGTTGTTGCTATCTCTGGCGGAACCTATCGTTTGTCAGCTAACTCCATTATGAACTATACATCCGGCGAAACACTGACAATCAAATCAAACACAGGAACCACAAGAGGAACAGCCACTCTCGCAACCGTAACATACCCAAGCGGCTCATTGTACAGCTATCGTGCCGTGAATGCAACTTTGACACATCTCGAATTGCGTGACACTACTGGTTATTGGGAAGACGGCGAAATCATCATTGGTTCTGCCTCTGGTGATCGTGGCACAATTGGTTCAAAAATTCCAATCAAGTACTCTGTTGTGGACTTCGAACCAAACTATTTGACTTTCCAGAACACGTCTCTTGGCTGGACCATGAAAGGAACATCGAATACCAATTCGTTGGATTCGACTTCAATTGCCGTAATTCCAGACGACAATAATTTCTTTACTTCTGAAAAGAATTTGCTTGGTCGTTCGAAGGAAGTTGATTTGATTTCGAGCGCCCGTTCTAATCAGGCTGTAGCCTCGATTGTTTCAAGCACTCCTTATGTGTCGCCAGTGATCGATTTGAACAGAACACATGGCGTCTTTGTTCATAACGTTGTAAATGCCAATACGGCTAATGAAACTGCGGCATCCGGTGGTGCAGCACAGAACAAATATATTTGCAAAACTATCACTTTGGCCGAAGGTCAAGATGCAGAAGATTTGAAAGTATATCTGACTGCTTACCGTCCACCAAATACAGACGTTTTGGTCTATGCAAAAATTGCGAATAACGAAGACTCGGATACCTTTGAAAGTCATCCATGGATTCAATTGGAAACATCTGACACTGTATTCTCTTCTATCTCTAATCAGAACGATTGGATTGAATACGAATTTGGTTTCTCTGATACAATTATGACCGGTCTATTCGGTGCTGTTCAGTATACAAATTCGAACGGCGTTGCATTCTCTGGTTTCAAACAATTCTCGATAAAAATTGTTCTAACATCAACGGATTCGGCCATGGTTCCAAGAGTGGCAGACCTTCGTTTGATAGCTCTACAGATGTAAAAATATGGATGCACGAACCGAAGTTCCCGGTATTTTCAGAAATGAGGATACCGGGGCTCTAATAAATAAAGACAATAAATCTTTGGAAGCTTACCGCAAAAGAAGACAGACGGCAAAAAATCTCC